AATTATCACTTTCTGCTCCAAAAATACCTCTTTTAGCTGACCATTGCATATTTATATCTCCTTCTGAATTTACAGGTTGAACAGGTGCTCCATGAAAAGAGTCATAAAGACCAGCACTAGCCTCTCCAGCCACTCCAGGACCCTTTATATATCTATAATAATCTATAGACCAATTTGGTCCTTCGGGATAATAGTATTTGCCATTATTTTGATTTTTTGGACTAGCTATACCCACATTATCTCCATTAAAGGTTACTCCAGCATGAGAATATAAAAGGTCTTTAAATAAATGAGGATTGGCAACAGTGGAGTGTTTTTGGTTTTTACTATTATATGACCTCACTTTAAAATTATCAGCAATTTCAACATTAGTACCTGTTAAATTTCCACAAAATAATCTATTATCTTTAATTCCCAATGCCTTACAAGAATCCCAAGAAATATTATCAGTTCCAAATTCTGCACTTATTATTTCTATTCTAGAATCTTCACCACCACTATGAGTCCATTGTATTGTTCCTGTAGCTGGTATAGGATATGTTGCAAAAACTTCAGCTGTACCAGGCGCTCCATTCACATAAGGAATGAATATCATTTCTACAGAATCAAATCCTAAATCTAGGTTTTCTATTTTTCCAAAAATTGATTTATTGGTGTTGGTTCCAGGCGCACCTCCTTTTGTAAATGCAGCTTCTGTACCCTTTGAACTAACTGGAACACAAGCTGGGTTTGTAATAGGTGACATTCTAGAATATCTACCATCAGCTGTTTTATATCTAAAACAATATGAATAAGCTATAGAGTCTAATGCTCCGCCATCACCAAAACCAGTTACTTCTGGAATAGAAAGTTTAGATTTAACAAAAATATTAAAACTATCAGGGTCATTCTGTACGGAATAATATATAGATTGATTAGCCGCTACATTCATGGTTCTTAAAGGTATATCACCATCTGTAAAATATATTCTTCTTACTTTTTCATTTTCTTCAGTACCTACTACCTTTACTCTTTTTTTATCAGAAAAACCCAAGTTTCCTTGATAAAATAATTCATAACCAACATCACCAGGATAAGACAGTGTTCCATCTTTTTTTTGAGCTGTTTTTATTACAAAGTCTGTTGGATAACCATTAGCATCTGCTTGGTCATTCCACTTGCCTAAAAGAACCAAATAGTCTGAAAAACCATAATGGCCTAATATTTGCATTTTTTTTGCTTCAGTGAAACCCTGAGCATATGTTTCTTCCCAAGTTGTATTAACCTGAACTGCATAAGTGGAAGGTTGACCAGAAGCAATTAAAACTTCAGGTATAGTTATTTCTTCTGAATCTGGAAGTTCTAACTCATTAAAATACTGTTCAGCAAGCTGACCAAAACCAGCAGCTGTCCAATAAAGAGCATCTGTCATCATATTGGTATTATGTATAGCACCCATAGTGGTCCAATTAATTGAATTAGTTGGCATACTAGAACTATATGTAAGTTCTAAAAAATCTATTGTAGCGTATTCATATGGTGAATAAGTGTCAACTAAATTAGCACCAAAAATATCTTCTCCAAATGGTCCTAAATCACCTTGACCATCTATTATATCATTTAACGTTTCAGATTCTATCGTTTTAAAAAAAATATTTCCAAATGTGTAATCTATTTGTTCATTTAGTACATAATTTTCTGGATTATTTAAATTACCACCTTGAAACTCATAGTTCATGTTCATTTGATTAAGATACAGTCTTTCTTTAATGTACTCTACCCAATGTAAAAACAGTCCTTTACCATAAGTGGTTAACACAGTTCCTCCACCTGAAGAAGAATCTATAGAAGCAAGTAAAGTACCTGAAGCTAAAATTTCAAAACTAGAAACATATTCACTAGGTTCATTTACATTTGTAAAATTCCAATTAACTAAATTATTGGCTCCATTTGATGTTGCAATTTCAAAAATGTTAGTCACTTCTTCAACTAACTCTCCGTTAGAGTTTAATAAAGATATAGTTGATAATTCATTAAAAGCAGTAGAAATATAACCACTCAACCAACTAGTGTTACTAGATTGCGATTGCCATACTTGTATATCTTCTGAGCTCATATTCACAACACCCCTATAAACACCTGAAACGCCACTTACAGATAAATCTACTTTAAAGGTCATTGAACCATAACCATTAATTTCATTAGGAAGAGTTGTTGTAAGAGTACTTACGTATGTCTCAAATTCAGATATTATTTCTTCTGACGGAACCCAAGAGTTTACTGATGGGTTGCTTACTCCCAGTTGCGCTTGAATAAATTTAGGAAGATAAATAAATGTATTACCGAAATCAACAGTACCTCCATTGCCATCATCTCCCCAATCATCTAACCATGCGTAGTTATAATAATACGCGCTTATATCCTCACCAGTACCAGCTTGTATGTTAAACAAATTATTTGTAATACCATAGTTTATAATATCTTCACCTCCAAAAACATAATCATCTACTTCAAAGTATCCAGAAATGTCTGTAGCCCAATTAGAAATATTTGAAAGAATAGGTGTTGTAGTAACACTTTGAGTTCCTTGTGTTAAACCTAAAGCTTTTTTGTCGCTGTCATATGGTTGTGCAGATACATTACCACCCTCATGAGAAACTAATCTAATATTCTTAGCATCTCTATAAGTATGGGGAGGCTGTAAAGAAGGGTCCATGTCCACCTTCATTCCCTTTAAAAAAGTATTTGGTTTTCCTTTTTTTCTTAAACTCATTTGTTAAACATTAAGTAATCCATTTAAACTTTTAACTGGAACTAAAGTATTCCAGATTGCAGCTGCTTTTTTCATTTCTATAGGAGAAGGCATATTGTCGTTTCCTCTAGCTTGAGCACAAAGTTGTGACCAATTTTGCTTTAAGTCCATATATATATATCTAGGAAGTTCTCCGTTAAAATAATCTCTTGATTTATATTTAAACATAATATAAGCAGATACAGCATCTTCATGATTATCTGCAATAGTAGGAAAACCTTCATCATCTGTATCTATAGCGTAATAAGCTATGTCTATAGATGAAATATCACTAGTAGAAATATTTATAGTATCTTCTGTTAAATAAAAAGTATTTTGTTTATCTACATCAGAAGGAAAAGATGCTGAACTTTGTGAAAAATAAGTGGAGCTAGAAGCATCACCTGTTTTCTTTATATCTATTAATTTTAAAAAATCAAAAGGTAATGAAGCTTGCTTGTTTACTATGTTTAGTGTTACACTTTTTTTTACAAAAGTTTTGTAAGAACCTATTTTTCTTTCAGCTTCAAAAGCCCATTCTACAAAATCATATAGGCTTCTAGAAGCATCAGTAACGTCTAAGTTTCTTATAACATTACCAACAACTCTTTTTACACTAACTCTTTTGCCAGACTGTCCATTCATATTAATATTCTTTTACTTCTTTAATAACTTTTTTAAATTTAGACAAAGGCAAAACTTTACATTTTTTAAATTTAGATGGTCTTAACCAAACTAATTTATTATAGTAGTTTTCTAAAATAGGAACTTTATATTTTACAACTTCTCCAGTTCTTTCACTTTCTGCAATATCTAACCTTATGTGAAAAGGTCTTTTGTTTTTGCATTTCTTTACATATATAGTTCCAAATCTATGAGGCAATCTAGCCTTTTCTCTATTGCTAGCCACCTCATCTATCATAACATCAAAAAACTTACTTACAATACTTCTGTATTCTGTGTAAGAAAGTTGCCTATCTCTAATAGTTCCCTTTACTTTTATATTTTTTTTTATTTTACTAAATACATCTTTTAAAAAAACATATTTATCTTTAAATTTTCTTATATCCACTATGCTTTACTTTTACTGCTTTGTTGTTTTTGTTTTGGAGCAACTGCTACTTTTTTAGCATCATTTCTTGAGTTATTCATATTATCTGAATCAGTTTTCAAATAAATAGAAAATTCTATAGCTAAAATATTTTTAATTAATATTGATACTAATTCATCTGGTATAGGATATTGTGCTCCAGCATTAAATCCTTTTACCTTTTCTGGATTAGCAGCTATAAATGATACAAATACTGTTTTACCTGTTACTAACTCACCAGGATTGTTATATATATACATGATATTATCTCTACCATCTGTTCCCCCAATAGTAGATGGATTATAACTTATAGTTGCATAATATCTGTTATCTGCTGGAGCAAATCTTGACATTTCAAAAAATTCTTTTTCAGACTCATTTACTATAGGTAAATTAAATTGTTCTGAGGAAGGAATAGTAGAATCGTTTCTTAAAACCACATCTACTATACCTCTGTTTTTTGAAAAACCTACTAAATTAGGTATTTGAATTGTTCCATCAGTTAAGTCTTTTGAAATAGTTTGAGTCATTTCTCTAGCAATTCGTTTGCCACCTTTACTATATTCAAATATTAACTTAGACCTATGGTAATGTACCATAGCTTTTATTTGGCGAATAGATAATGTAGAATCTTCACCAGATATACCTCCCTCTACTATGTTTTTAATATTATATGCTATTTCGTTTAATGTCATATTTATAATTTTAAAAAGACAAGGGGCAGGGCGTACCTAACCCCTCATCACAAAGCAGGGAGCAAAATTATTTTCCCTTTAATTGTTGTACTTCGTTAACTCCAAACTTATAGGTTTCATCACCTATGTTTGCTAATATCTTTCTTGCAGCAATCATACAAACTTCTTCCCTTCCATGTGAAGGTAAAAACATTATATCATCAACTGATGTTGGGTTGGCTATATAAACCATAATTACCCTTTTTGCGGTCCCTGAAGGTATGTAGGTTATATTGTAATTTGATAATTCTTCTCCTTCTTGATAAGCATAAGTGTCTGTTTCTGTTAAAGGAACATAATTACCTTGATTAGTTGGGCCAAAAAAAGGTGACACTTCTGTTTCATTTACAGGTGCTGGTCTTATCCAATATACATCATCTGTTTTTACAGCTTTATAGTTTTTTTCATCCGCAGAGTTAAAAGGGTCATCTTCTGATTTTACAAAATTATCTACACTTAATATATCCACTTCTTGACCAGCTTTTACTGTAAAATTAGGAATACCGTCTCCAGTAAATGTATTTATAGTTCCATCTAAAGTTCCTGGATAACTACCATCTGCATCTAATTCTGCAGTACTTAATTCACCTCCTGCATAAGCACCTTCTACAACTCTTAAACTTAAAAGAGTTCCTACATTTAAATCTACCCTATCTGCTTCTTCTATTAAAGTTGGTTCATCTGTTGGTTTATATGGCCTAAATGAAACACCTAAAACACTATAGTCTATACTATTGTTTTGAAAAGAAACATCCATTCCAAAAGTATTTTTTTCAACCTCTATATTAATCCCAGAAACATCTTCTGAATTTGCAGCATTACTTAACGTTGTATCTCCTGTTGTAAGCGTGGGCATAGAAAAGGTTACAGAACGAACAAAACCTCCTAAATCGTCTCTAAACTCTTGACTAGTGGAATATACGGAAACTCTTTCTCTAATGTACTCGTTTAGAGCCAATTCAAGAAAGCCGTTTATTTCACCATTTGTTAACCAAGGAGAGTCAGACCTATCTACAATAAGCCTAACTCTACTCCTTGCTGTCAATGCATTGTTTATCATTTGCTACTTTTTTTATTTTTTTTAGTAGTAGCTTCCTGCTTTTGTTCAACCAAATCCATTTCCACCTTACCATTACCATTTAATTGGTTTTTAAGTAATGCAAAAATATCTTTATTATCTTTTAACCATTTTATTACTTGGTCTTCTGAAATACCAATTACTTGACTTCCATACTTAAATGTATCTTTATCCCAAACAATTACATTAGATTGTTGTGCTTCTAATATAAATGTTCTGTAATGTTTATCTTCATCAAACCAAACAGACATAAAATAGTCTGGATTTTCTGCAGCAATTTTTAAAACATGTGCTTTAAGAATATCATCTCTAGAATCTAAATTTAATCCCAACAATCTTCCTAACTCTCTTACTTCAGCCATGTTTAATTTAGCTGCTTCCATAACTGCATTAGCTGATGTCATAATTGCATTAGCTTCTGCCTCTTGTCTTACAATAGAATCATCTCTTAACCAAGAACCATTAGTAACTAAAGGATGTCCTTTTAAGAATTCATCTACTAATAAGTGGTGTTCTTCCATAATGTTTAAAGTTATTACAGGTTGAGTGCTTGGAAAGCCTCTGTGAGCTACACCATTTATGTCTGTATATGTGTGCATCTTACCTGTCTTATCTTTATAATTACCAAAGAATACATAACTCATCTTTGTAGGTGCTTTACTTCTGTAGTGCACCATATGTTTATTTTTGCTCATAATTTGTTATTTTAATTTTTGTCCATGTTTGCTAGTCCACTTCAAACCTGGCCCGCTTTGTTTAATTAATAGACCACACCCGCTCTTTCGAGTAGACTTCGAGTGTTCTTCCACTTTCCCAGTATCTGGGTTATATTTTAATATTGTCCTTGCCATAATAAAAAATACTTTACCCCCTCTGAATATTCATAGACCTTTAAGACTTTATAAAAATCTAAGAGGGGGATAAGTATAAATTATATACTAGTTATCAAATGTGATAGCAGCATAATTTTGTGCAAAAGCTTTTACATACCAGCTTGTTCCATCACAAACCAATTCTACTCTATCTCCTTTTAAAGAAGCAGAAGCAAATTGAATTTTAGTATTAGAAGAAGCGGCAACATCACCATCAGTAGCAGCATTTTCACCCTGAGTAGAACCATATATAGCTCCAACAAAATCTTCAGCGGCATCACCTTGAACTATAGTTGACGCAGCTGTATCATAGTCAGCAGTCAATATAACAACAAAATTTAAACCCTCTGCAGCTCTTGGCAGGGTAACATCTACACCATTAGCGCCTAGTAAAATAACTTTACCAGAATCCGTGTCTTCCAAAGTAGTATCAGCCGAAACTGTTTTAGTTTGGATAAACGAACCATTTAAGCTTTTTAAGACATCATCTGAATCAGCTGAACGTCTTACTGTAAATACATCTTTCATTTTTTAATAATTTTTAAAGTTAACACTTAGTTTCCTATTTTTAAATGATTAGAGGAGGGCTAAGTTCCCCCCTCGTCACATTGATTTTATTATGCTACGTATGAAATTTCACA